CGGCCTTCAGAGACTTTGACCCAGCCTCCGCCTACCATAGTATTCATTCGAATAGCTTTCTTATTCTGATCTTCTTGAAGCACTCTAACATCCGCCAAGTCATGAGTAACTTTATATTTACTGTTGTCGCCTTCAAAATCTGGCAAGAGCTTATTCTCAATCTCAATAGCCATTAGCCTTTGCATCGGGATGATACAGCTCTCGTAAGCCATCTCTCGAAGCTCGGCCATAGTTGCTCCGACCTTTGTTTGTTCAAGACCAGTACCAAAGCCAACAACAGCTGCTGGTATTCCTAATATAGCTGTAACTCTTTCTTCAGGTATGCTTCGAAGCTTGCCTAAATCAAGCTCTTGCGGCGAGAAACCAAACATACTTACTTTACCTTTTGAAGAAAGAATAAGCGGCTCGCCTCTCTTGTCACCACTGAAATTCTTTTTAAAGAATCGTTTAATAGACCGCTTGTCAGTAGGACTTGTTGTTCCATCTTCCGTATCAGGACTAATTACAACCCCAGGTATGCCCATGTTTCTGAGCAAAGAGGCTGTAAAGTTTGCAGCCTCATCATCAGTATATATTTCGCGAATAAGCGAAGCCATCGGAGAAAGGCCTAAGCGAATGTTTCTTGGATCCAAGCCAAAGCGAAAATGTATTACGTCCTCAACGTCAATCTTAATTGGCTGACCCATTGGGTTATAGTCATAATGGCCGACATACTCACCACCATTATCCGACCACTTAGGCGTCATCATCCATTGAGGCACGTACCAGATTTGAACAACCTTTCTTTGATTGTTCCGAATCTTTAACCAGTAAGCATTTCCCTGCATCGCAAAACAAACAATAGTTGCCATCATCAAAGTATGACCACTATAAAAATCATTCGGCTTTTGCAGTAGCTCAAGCATCTCATGGTCGCGAATCAATTCTTTCTCAACCTCTAAAGCCAGTGGCGCTTCGGGAAACGTTCGAGCAATCCAAAAGATTGGCGCCATTATAGTTGAAGAGCGTAAGCCGTCGCCAACTGCTTTAGCATAGTTGTATCTTGTATTCGGTAAAGCAACTCCCCAAAAAGGTGAGTTACCACCAAACACCATTTCAGTCAGAGACTTTAAAGCTGTTGTAACAATCGACCTAACTGTCATGCTATTCCAAACCTTACGCCACCGCGATAAGTTCTATATATAGTCGCGTCCACTAAATGGTCATTACCATCGGCAACTATCGGAAGAATCTTTCTTTGCTTGTCACGCTTCCAGCTCCAGGTTGCAACCTCTTTGACAAGGTTTGTGCTACCCTGAATTATATGAATCTTTAAACCTCGAAGAAACTGAGCAGCAGCTCGCTTGTAGTCAGCACCTTTCTTACATGGCAATACAAGCCAACCTAAGTTCCTTAATTCTTTAATACTTTTCGGCTCTGCATTATCCCCGATTATTTCGTCGTGAGCCTTTCGGATTCCTTCTTCCTGCATTCGCAAAGACAGCTCTGGATTAGTCAAGCCGGTCTCATACAATACTTCATGAAGCCAAAGCTCATTTTTTTTCTTCCAAGCTTTAATGATTGCAGCTGGGTCATTAGCAAACCCAAAGTCAAGACCATAACCTAAAAGCGGAATAGCCTTTGGCACAGACTCAACTATATCCCAGTTGCCTGAAAGCACAACACCTTCCAAAGTTGTAAACTCACCAAGCCCCCACATTCGGTAAAGCTCAGGATTAGAAGTCTTGTAGCCTTCAATAATCTCTCGAACGACCTTTGGACAAAAAGCATTATTCTTGTACCAAGATCTAAAGATAGCAGCTCGATCATGAATCGCTATCTCACCGAGCTTGTGCTCAACCTGAAGAAAAGCTTCTTGCAGCCAATGCATCGAGCCAGGTATAACTGGGATTGGATTATAAGAAAACCAGATCTGACATTGAGGATTAACATTAGCCCTAAGCCCAGCGTTCAAAGTATCGAAGTCAATCTCATCAAACTCATTTGCTTCTTCCATCCATATGTCAGTAATTCCTTCGAGAGACTTTAACTTTTGCGGATCGTCAGCTCCAAGAAAAAAGAACTGCGATCCAGTTGGAAGAAATATTTCAAAGTTTGACTTGTTAATCTGGCAATACTGCAAACCTATTGCCTCATCAATTGCAAGTTTAATTCGAGACCAGACTGAGAGTCTAAGCGAAGTTGCATACTTTCGCATTACTAAAATCTTTCGCTCAGTGTTCTCGAGACCTCGTTTAGTCAAGAGCTGCGAAACACCGAAAGACTTACCAGAGTTACGGCCACCGTAAGCATGAACGTATCTCACGTCAGCATCGTAAAGAGGCATAAACGCCTCATTGATTTTAACTGGTTTCTTTTCCATCTTCCTCTTCTTCAGGTTTAACTATTTCGTACTTAATCGAAAGTGGCTCACCACCTGGACCAAGCAGCTCAAGTGCATGTTTGCGCTTGCCAAGTAAATCAGCTAGGATTTCAGTTGCTTTTAATTGCACAGTAGCATCTTCAAAATCGCCCTCAATTTCTTGACCCTGCCAGAACGTTACTTTTTTCATTTTCAAGTGGCGCGTAAGCTCTTGCAAAAGTCGAGCATCTCCAAGACCAGCCGCGTCCATCAACTCACCCCAGTTCATTTTAGCCTTAATAGCCTTAAGCATTTTACAACCTTGCGCTCCTGCCGAAAGTCTCGGAGTCTCAGGTCGTACATGCAAGAACGAATCTGTCTCACTCATACCACTAAAGTAAGCTTTAAGAAATAACACCTCTCGTGGAGTAAGCTCTTTTTCTTTACCGTTCTTTACCGATTCAGTTTTCATCGAAAAAATCCTTTTAAAATCGATTCAAATCTTTCATTTAAAAATCCACCTCTAAATATATAATAAATATACCATAATTTTTATATATATAATACCCTTTCTTTTAACTATAAAGCTTATGAAACTATAAAGAAATAGGCATAAAAAAACCCCACATCTTTCGACATGGGGTAATTGTTTTTGAACGCTTAAAGACTCACTTCGGTTGTTGGGATATAGCCATCCCAATCTTCCGGCATGTCAGCACCTGTTGCAATGACTTTGTAAAGTTCCTCGTCCTCAAAGAACCTTACCCAGATCCGCTCTGCAGGATCCTTAACCTTAACGAACAAGCGAGTCTTGATTGACATTTCCGGTTGTCCAATTTTAAACTGCTTGAAAATTGCCATTTCAGAAACGCCGTCTTTTCCTGCTTCAACCAAAACTGCTTTTAACTGCTCGTTGATTGACTCGGCTCTTGGCTTGCTTGACTTGGCTGCTGTTTTGATGAGCAGGACAATCGCTGTATGAATGTCGTCCTCAATTTTAGGATCTTCCTTCAACCAAGCAATGAGCTTTTGCTTTGCTTCTTTCTTAGCTTCGTTTGTTGCTTTCCTTTTTGCAACAGCAGCAGCTTTTGCAGCTTCAACTTCTTGAACTTCGGCAGAAGCTTCTTTCTCGTCAGCTTCATCAATAACAACTTTTGCATTCTTCTTAGCCATTTTAGTGTCTCCGTAAAGTATTGATTTTCACACTTAACAGATTAGCTTTTATATATTCACCATCTCTGTTAAATGATTTTCCTTCTCTAAATATCCACTAAAAAAATTATTGCTGGCTGGGAGAATCGAACTCCCAGCAAAACACCATTCCAGCTTACTCAACTCCAAGATACCAGACTTCGTCTTGCTTCAACTTTCCCTCTCCATCAAGCTCGTCATATACTTCTTCATATGTTGGAATATCTTTTCCAATCCAATTCCAAAGTACATAACAATCAGAGCTAATGCTAACAACTTGCTTATTTTTAAAAATCTTAAGTGTCAGCATAATCCCTCCGCCAGTTTGAAGAAGCTCTCCTCCATAGTTCTTATGGAACCATTCTGGAGAACCAAAATCCCAAGACTGCATAGTATCTCCATGCTTGATCATTCCATCATAGCATCGCTCAGCTGAAGGCTCTGTGAGTTTCAAAATCTTTTCCATAGCATTCTCCTCATAAAGAATATTTACAGTTTATACAAACTGCTATAAGCTGGAGTTGGAATCGAACCAACTTAAAAACCATTCCAGCTTGCTGCAATTAAGCAACTTGCAAGGATCCGTTTACTGTTCTTCCAAGCTTGTATTTACTGATATACCAATAAACACTATTCTTAGTCATTCCAGTAAAACCTTGAATTGAATCAAGAGAGATTCTTGAACCTTTAAACGCATCGATCATGATAAACAACATTGTCTTTTTCATAGTAAACTCCTAAAGAAAATATATCACTTCCATACGGAAGCTATAAGCTGGAGTTGGAATCGAACCAACATTAACCATTCCAGCTTGAAGCAATTATTTTATTGCTTCTAATTCATACTGTTTTATTTCAGCGTCCGACAATTTTCTGTCATATACTAAAATATCCCAATAACCATCAACTGCTTTATTAGCATCTTCAACGTCTCGCACATGCTTAGGCTGAGCACCAATGCTAAAAGGCCTTTGAAGCATTCCATATTTATATTGCATGTCACACTCCTATTGAAAGTTTTTGCAGCTTATACAAGCTGCTATAGCTCACACTTAGAATCGAACTAAGTTACAACCATTATGAGCTAAAATATTCTTTAGTGGATATCGATTGGTGGATTTTTTTCCTGTGCTCTGTGAGTGAAAACTGAAACCAACTAAGTGTGAAAATCTCGGTATGAAAAGCTTATCGAGCAGAATCAAAAAATCGCTTTTTGTTTTTTGCCAGCCTAAAAGTAACTAACTTTTTTTGACTACCAAATTGCAAAAACCATATTTCAAAAAACATTTTAAAAACTTACTTACGCACGTTTATAAGATACTAATTATATGAAAAAGAAAACACCCCTAAACTGAAAATAAGTCACTTTTTTAAAAAATAATTTAAACATTTGTGTGCCCTTTTTTGACCCAGGTATATGGTCAAAACGACACAGTTATTAAAGATCCTGATACCTCCATAACAGCTCTATATTGAATCTTTAAAAGGTCATATATATAATCATAAAGGCTTATCTTCAAAGACTCGATATAGAGCCAATATGAGCTATGCCTATCTCCTTACTATACAAAGATTTATTTAGAG